TGAAGTGTTGACCGTTTGAACTGAACTCCACCCCGAAACTGTCCCGCCCGTAGATATACCGCGCCACCTTACAAAATAATCAGAATTGAAAACAACCGTCCCAGAATAAGCAAAATTGTTTGGTTTTGAAACAATCATGTTTAACCAATTGGAATTGTCAGGCGTTAATATACCTTCTGGTTTTAATTGATTTTGAAATTCAAAATACCAATCTTCCCTTTGCGATGCATTGAATGATATTTGTATTTTGTTGTTTGTAAAACTTGTTACAATGCCGGATGGCAACACTGGTGTCAGTGTGTTTTCGCTATCTGCATTTATTGGTTTTGGTTTTTCTTCACCTGCTAAAAAATTCCAACGATTTGCATCAATAGGGACGCAACCGAAACCGACAAATGCGCCGTTACTTTCTATTTCAGTAGGGGTAACAATTTCATAATCACCCGAAAAGGTGTTATCATATTGCAGGTCAATTATACGTTCTTGACTTGCACGCAATCCGCGCAAACCTGTTGTCGGCATTAGTTTATGTTCAGGTTGTGACCTCTGTGAAATTGATTTTGCAAGCTGCATTGCTTGTCTGTGATTTTGAATTGTGAGAATATCAACAACCAGGTATTTAGGCGTTTCACCCTCAACATAGTAAAAAGGATTTATATATGGTGCGCTTGGTTGTGTTGAGTAATTCGCATCAGGGTCAATATAACGGACTATGACACCGTGCGTTAAACTTTCACCGTTTTGTGCCTCAACACTTTCCATCGCAATAATATCTCTGTTGCGATATAGATGCAAATCTGTTGCATAAAAATAACCAACTCTAGGCCAACATTTACCGTCATCATCAAAAACTAATTGAGCATCACAAGACATTAAAATTTGTTGTTCGCCGATATTTCTTTCTGCGCTTTCTGGAATAGAAATATCACATTGATATTGCGGAGCAGAACCACCGCTAATATCAATTTTCAAAATATCGCAAATGTTTGCCTGTTCTGCTACTTTCAACCAGTTAATGCTATCGGCTGGTTTACCTCGCCCGTAAGGGTGCGTTCTAAACCAAGCCCATTGAATAACGGGGTTTCTTGAATATTTGTGTGACGATTTGTTGTTGAATGTTTGTGTAATGTCACGCGGATCAAAAATTTTATTCCACCGACCTAAGATTGAAAAAGATGGTTCACCGATACCAACCGAACCACGCCACTTTAAAACCTTATACCTGTTTTCTGGTGCAATTGGTTTTATCTTTATAGCTGTGTAGGCAACACCAGCTAACTTATGATCTGCCGTCCAAACGCCTGGAAAGGCTAATTGCATTGCTTGTATTGCTGGTGCAATTGGATTTGTTAAAGTGGGAGTTGTTGTGAGAACTTGAAAATATTTAACTTTTGTACCGCTTCCAGAATAAATTTCACCACCATCTGTTAAACAAAATTCATTTGTTTCAACAAAGTTGTTCGCATCTAAAGATATTTCAAGATTGTCAAAATATCTTTTTTGTGTGCCGCTCAAAATGCTGTCACTGTGTGCAAGTAAATACCAAAAATTTCCTAAACTGTCAAATTCAGCAAAAATTACGCCGCCACCAACTCTATTCAAACCACAATTTAACCATCTTTCTGGTTCTGAAATTCGGACGTTGACTGAAGCCGCCTCAATTGAAGGTACTTGAGGTTTCTTAATAAACAAAGCTGTTACAAGTTGTAGGCCAATTCCCAAAATCAAAGAACCGAAAGGAGACATTAAAAAAGCTGCAACACCTGCAAATGTTATCGAACCAATGGCCGCAACAACACCTGCGCCAAAAGTCGCGCCCGCCGATGTAACAGCTAGAAAAATTGAAATTGGTTCAGCAAAAGCATGACTTGGAAATACCAAAAGAGCCGCTAAAACTGTCAAAAATCTAAGCAATTTCAACCCTCCAAATTCTTTTCATTTTGCAAACTTTAAGTAGCAAGGAAACAACGCCGCGACTAGAGCGAAAATGAACAGAACCTTGTGAGTATATTCCAGCAACTTCAATTTTACCAAATTGAACCAAAATCAAATCACCATCTTCAGCACTTTCAAAAACACGCAAACCAGTTTCATTGATAATGTTTTCAACACTACCGTACAATGATACATGTTCTAAAGCCGATGTTTCGCTGTCAAAAGTTCCTCTGAATTTTTTACCAAAATCAGGATAACCACACTCAATCAAGTAATCAGCTAAGGACAGTAAACAATCGTTTTGATTGTCGTAACCAAATTGAGTTTGACGCCACTTCTTTAACGTCCTTTCCAACAAATGTGTCACGGAATTATATATGTTCTGTTCGCAAGAGCCGCGACATATTCGCAACCTCTATCAACAGTAACACCCAATTGCTTTGCCCGCTCAACTTGAATGGCGTTTGCATAAGTTCCGTTTGGTATTTCAGAACGTCCAAAATTTCCATCTTTTGCAATTATAGACGTTGTATATTTTTTAACAAAAGCACCGTTTACAACTTCCATTTTTTCAGAAAAATTAGGGTGCATCATTTCATATTCTTTAAAAAATACTATTGGTGTTGATGGTCGCAAACCTTCATCAATTTTGAAAATTGCGCGATACCCTGTTATTTTTCTTTTGTAAACTCGCCATTTGTCTTGTTTGATCGCTTCATAATGTTGACTTGCTGGAATTCCTGGTGTGTCTATTAGCTTCAATCCAAAAGTTGCTTTTACGCTAGAACCATCCCGACCGTCTTTAACAACTGGTGTTGTGTGATGGTCAACACCGCGCGCGTCAACAGTACCCAACCAAGTGTTACCGTCCGCTGTGTGTAGCTTACCTTTGCCTTGCCACAACCGCAGCGGATAACCCTGAAAATCATAAAACCACAACATGCGAATAACAGCGCGAATATCGGTAACGTCATCTTGTTCACCGATATATTCATTTAACAAATCATAAAATTCTGACATTATAAAATCACTTCATCAAATATAATTCTGTTTAACCTTATCTGACCAACATTTGATGCGTCATAAGAATTTCGTATTTCAGAACCATTTGAAATCATACCTGTGAAATATGGACGCAGAAAAATAAATTCATCAATGGCAACATTTTTGCGCAATGGCGGTTTTATTTTCAATTCAGCAGTTGAACCATCATATTCAATGTCATCAATTATATGCGTGCTGTCACCAATTCCAATAACGTGACCAACTCGCAAAATCTCACCTAATGTTCCGATGTTGAGTGTCAGCATAGTTGAACCCTCTAAAACAACATTTGACGCAATAACATAACCACCATCATTATTCCAATTTTTACCGTTGTTCCAAGGTTGATTGTTGTTCCAAGGAACACCGCTGCGATTGAACGGATATTTAAAACCAGACACATTTGCGATTTGTGGTGTTTGCGTCATTTGAACTTTGAAAATTTCACCATTTGTTTTTGACATTATCCAGCTTGCAAACGGGGTTTCCCATTCCCGAACCTGCAAAGATGGTGTGACTTCTAAAACACCCCTTCCACCAGGTTCAGGCGAGAACATGCGCGCGCCGCCCGATGTTAAACCACCATCTGCATAAGCACCTGGAACATGAAACAATTGGCTTTCAATAGTCAATTGGGGAAAATAAAAAACTTTATGTGCAATAGTCATTACAACCCACCGTTGGTTTGATATTCATTAATCCAACCAACCATAGATTGCTTGACTTCTTCTTTTGTCGCTTCACCCGCCGCCCGAACCGATGCAACAATGCGTTCTTCAGACACCGCCCCATCCATTCTGTAAACATTGGTTATCTCAACACTGTTGTTCACATTAGTCTGTTTTGGTTGCGCTTGGTTGCCACCGTACATCTGGACGCCCAGAGAGCCGTTAGAGCCGCGCGTAAGGGGCATGATGGCCTCTGGGCCAGCCTCACCCATGACACCCAATGCGCCGCCCTGTGCGAAGGTAAACGGCGTTGCCCTGTCCACTATGGAATTTGTGAAACTTCCACCCTTAGCGAAAGGTGTTAATCCGCTCGCATCAAAGGCGTTACCCTTTGCACTGAACAGCGCGCCTATACCCTTCAGGATACCACCGAAGAAACCACCGCCACCAGAACCGCCGCCACCAATGTTTTCCAAGCTTTCTAAAATCGGTTTGACAACCAAAGCTTCATACGCAATTTTCAACAAGTCTTTGACAATTGAAGATGCTAAATCACCAAAGCTTGCAGAACCACCCGTTGCAACATCTATAAATTTATCGCCCAATGAGGACAACGCATTTTCGCCAACGGTTTTCATTTTGCTTGCAACGCTATCGGTTTGACCGTTTACAATTTTACCCCATTGTTCAGCCGTTCCACCTGTTGCAAGAAACGCTTTTTGAATTCTTTCCAAACTTGAAACAAATGTGTCATTGTTTATAACACCGTTGTTTAGAGCGGTATCAAGTGCGCTATAGGCGGTTTTTGCTTGGTCAAAAGGTTCTGAAAGTTTGGTTAAACCTTCAGCTAATTTTTGCAATTCGGTAACAGTTTCTTTAACCGCTCCGCCGCCAGAACCACCTCCCAAACTACTACTTTTCCAATTTGCTAAGAAAGCTGTTGCTTCAGCGGTGTTAATGTCCAAAGCACTACCGCCCATAGTGCGAGGATCACCACCGCGACCGCCATACTGCAAACCGTTTTCGTCACGTGTGCTTGTGTCAGACAAACCTTGTGGTCCTAGGGCTGAAAGGCGCGCCGCAAGTTCCAAAGATATACCAAGTTGACCAGCCAACCGTGACGCCGCGTCAGCACCCGCCCCAATTGTTCCGGCAATATTAGTGTTTGCAATTCCAAGCATAGCTTTTTGCGCGTCTGTTGCTCTATCTTCTAAAAGAGCCGCAAGCGCATTTGTCCTTTCTAATTTTGTTCCTAGCGTTGTTGTTGTTGATACTGATTTTTGCAATTCAACAATAAAAGGTGCCAAATCTGGATTAAATTTTACAACATTATCTAGTGATCTGTTTAGTTCAACAGATTTTGCAACGCTACCGTCTAAACCTTGCACCATTTGCGAAATAGCAGAAACCAACCTACCGTCAATTTGTTGTCCTGCGTTTTTCGCTTCTAACGCCATTTGGAAAACACCCTCTTTAGCATTAGTCAAAGATTGTGCTAATTCATCCGCATATCTTGCTTGCGCTAAAAGTGTTTCGGTTTGTGAAAAACTGCGCAACTGTTCTTCAGTCTGTGCCAGACCATTTGCAACATTTTCTAAACCAACCGAAAGAGGGACGGTTGCGGTTGTTATGCTTTCAATACTTTCCTTTGCGAAAATACTCGCCTCACCTGTGTTTGTGAACCATCTGTAAGCAAGCGTAAGACCAGCAACAACCGCGATAAAGGGAATTGCGTACATTGCAGCAGACAGAGCGTAAGACAATGTTGCGCTATAAATCGCCAACGCATTGTAGCTTGTAAGTGCAAAAGCTAATCGAATAAATCCAGCGGCAATAGCTGGTAATTGCGTAGCGGCTAAAACACCAAACGCGATTATCAATACGTCGGTATTATCTGAAGCTAATTTGAAAACTTTAACAACCGCTTCAGCAGCAGGAACAATTACCGACAAAAGTGCATAACCTAAATCAATTGAAAGGTTTGTAATTACCTGCAAAAGATCAAGCCACCTGTCACCAAGTTGAGCATCAACAAGAGACATTGCTGTTGCGGTTTCACCAGCGGCCCTAGTGGTGTCATCTAAAATTTTATTAAATGCGTTCCCACCCTCACCAGCAAAAGCAAGAGCCGCGTTCAAAGCTTCAACAGAACCAAACATGACTGATAATTTGTCAGCAGAACCACCAGTTTTTTCAATTACGTCTTGCAAGAAACCCGCTAAACCTTTGGACCGTAAAGCCGTTGTTGAAAAATCTAAACCAAGTTCAGTTGCAAGTTTGCTTGCCTCACTTGTAGGTTTCGCAATACCGGAAAGAATTGCGCGCAAACTGGTTATTGCTGTTGCGGTTGACAAACCTTGTAGAGTAAGCGCCGCTGTACCAGCAACCAATTCATCAAAACCAACACCTAAAGCCGCCGCAATTGGAACAACATTACCTAAACCTGAAGCCAATTCTCCGATTGTAGTTTTACCCGCTTTCATGCCTACAAAAAGTAAATCACTCGCTTGCGCGGCTGTTAAACCACTCGCCGCGTAAGCATTTGTCGATGTTGTTAAAATATCAACACCCGTTGCGACATCAGTGATGCCACCAATTGCAAGTTTATTTGCAGTAGAAACAATATCAATCGCTTTTGCTGTTGTTGTTGCACCAGCCGACACAGCGCCGTAAAATGCTTTTAACTGAAATGCCGCATTTGTTCCGAATTCATCGGCCATTGCGCGCGCCGCATCTTGCATTTCACCAAGTCTTGCGGAACCCACTGGCAACAGTGTGGAGAGTTCACCTATAGCGGTTGAAAGTTCAATTGCGCCGCTTATCATGTTGGCAAACGCAAAACCCGCAATTGCACCTGTTACTAGACCAGCAAAACCACCGACAAGGGTTTTCAAACCGCCGACTAATTTACTAAATGCACCGCCGAGCGATACACTACCGCCTGTAAGTTTACCAAATGTTGAGTTTGTTTTTTTGGTTTGACGCTCTAAACCATCTTGGGATTTTTCAACTCTACCAGCCGTAGGAACCAACGCACCTAAAGCTTTGTCACCTTCTTTAAGGCTTTGTGTAGGTACAGAAAAACCAACTTCTGCAATTTCTGTTGCCATTTTTTCCGCACCTTATTTTTTAGGTTCTGATTGCCTAACTCTGAAATCTTCAAGTTCTTTGTTCATTTCAGAACAATAGGCTTCATCCATTTTGTGCAGAATATCGTATTCCCACGGAAATACAACGCTGTCAGTAAGCGTTTGCCAATCTAAGAATTGACCAGGTTCTAGGGGAGAACAGACACCCTCTTGAATACGCCGGAAACGATCAGAAATTTCAAAATACAAATCAAAATAGTGAAGTTCTGCAATGCTCAAATCATATGCAGGTGATTTGTCATCTTGTCCAAATTCTTCATTTCTAAATCGTCTGGTTTTTCCGTTTTCATCAAGTTGATCGTAGCGGACGCGAATACAAACCGCGTCCGCTAGAACCTGTTCTATTTGGTAAAAAAATCGCTTTCAAGTTCCAATTTTTCAACAACAAAATCTTTGATCCAAGATTTAGCGTTTAGAATTTCAGCTTTTGTTTTCGGTGTGCAGTCTGGTTTCTCACCTTTATAAACCGCGTCATACCAATCCCAACTCACAATAGCACCGGACGCCATTGCAATTTCGTTTTCTTCAACCTCAACAGCTTTGATTGTTTTGCGTTTTGCTTGACGCTGCAAATTTGCGTTTTGAATTTGACGCTTCAAACCCTTCATGCGCTTGTCATTTACCGACATAAGCGTTACACGAATTCCAACATTTTCATCTGTTGAAGGGTGCGGAACTTCATAGGTTTTTTCAACCGTTGCAATGTCATCAATTTCGACGGGTGCGCTTTTTGGTTCTTTGGTCATTTTATTTACCTTTGTGATGGTGATGCACCACGCGAATTATCCCGCGCGGTGTAGTGTTTGCAAATTATGCGGAGCGTGGAACTTTGATTTGTTTTTGCACCAAACCAAGGGTGTAAATTTCCAAGTCAAAATCTTCATTCCGCCCGTTTGGTGTTGTCGGTCCAGTGACCAGGCCACGGTTGTAAACAATTGTCGGTGTACCAGAAACGGGTGCATCATTTTTGACAATTTTGAAAGCACATTTACCTGTCAAATCAACAGCAGCAAGCAAAGCAATTTGACCAGCATCAAGCGAGTTTGCAGCAACTTCAATCGTCGGTGAACCCGCATCTGTCATACCTTTTGACTTTTGCGTAACATCATCGCCCCATGTGTCATAGGTCAAAATGTTTGTGGCGGAACCTGTCTCACCCACGTTACCAACGCCGCCTATCTCTGTCCAGAAAAGCGCCTCATATTCCGTAAGTGTTTGGAAATCGTTCAATTCAGCGGGTGTTTCCGAACCGTCCGCAGTTTCGACTGCAATCCAAAGTGTTGAGCCTGCATT